TGAGAAAGCTAACTGTGGTGCGTCGGTAAAAGCGTACAATGGTGGTTACATGTCTGCAAAGCCGAAAGCGCCAGAGAAGCGCAAGGATCGTGAGATTCAAGAAGCCTACGGCGGCGGTTATATGAAAAAGAAGAAGAAATGATGCTCTGGGTTGCAGTGGTACTTGGCTGCTCCAGTCCTGCAGCCGTTAGCTGTAACCAGTTAGTGCGTACAGAGCTGTTCGATCAGAAAGCAGCCTGTAAGGAAGAGGTCCAACAAGTCGTGGACTACCTAGCCCGACAAGGGCAGATGGCGAAAGGCCGTTGCGTTCAGGTCAAATCGGGTATGACAACTTGATCAGGGAAGTGGTAAACGGGGATGTTAGCGGAACTAGCCGCTGCTAATGCTGCATTCGGTGTTATAAAGACAGCGATTTCTAATTCGAAGGAATTAGCGGATTGCGCTAAATCGATAGCAGCCTTTGTAGGTGCTGAAGAAGACCTCAAAGCAAAAGCAGAAAAGCGCAAGAAAAGTCCTTTCAATAAGGTTCTAGGTAAAGATGCTAACGACTTCGAAGAGTTCTTGGCACTGGAGAAGATCAACCAGCAAAAGGCTGCCCTTCAGTCGCATATGCGGCTATTTGGAAGGCCCGGAATGTACGATGCGTGGGTCGAGTACCAAGCTAAAGCCCGTACCGCCCGTAAGGAAGCTCAAAGACAACGTGAGAAAGAACGGCAAGAATTCATCGAAGTCCTGACATGGATCTTCATTGTTCTTGTTGTTTGGGGCGGTGCAGGGACTGGGTTGTATTTCTATTTCACAAGGTAACCCGCATGGCTAAAGGCGATAAGAAGTATTCCAAGACTGTCACGGATAAGAAGACAGGCCGCAAGAAAACGGTGCGCTACGGTGCGAAGGGCTACAAGATCGCCCCGGGCACTAGCAAGGGCGACAGCTATTGTGCTCGTTCCTACGGTCAGATGAAGAAACACCCGAAAGCGGCAAAAGACCCTAACAGCCCTCTACGCCTATCTAGGAAGAAGTGGAAGTGTTCAGGCAAGAAGTCACGGAGATCCTAATGGCTAAGAATTCCCTCGTTGGTAACATAAACAAACGCCGCAAGGCTGGCACCAGCCGTTCTAAAAAAAACAGTACCATCAGCCCTAGTGCCTACAAGGATATGCAGAAGGGTTGGCCCAAAAAGAAGTCGGGGAAGAAGAAAGCATGACCGAAGATCGGCTGAGTCGAATGGAAGAGAAGCTAGACAGACTTTCAGAAGCAGTGGTTGCAATGGCCCGTATGGAAGAACGGATGCTTACTCTTTTTAAGCGCATGGATAAGTTTGATAGCTGCATCCAGAAGGTTGATGACCGTCTGGACGAAATGGAGCGTCAGGCCATTGCCCGTGGTCAGAAGATTGCGTTTGCTGAACGCATATTCTGGATGGTTCTGTCGGGCGCAGTAGGCCTAGCCTTCATATATTTGAGGTAAGTTATGACCCCGTTAGTAAAAGAAAAGAAGCTGACAGAGAAGCAGGAAGCATTCCTAGAGGCTTTGGTTACAGACGCAAAAGGCAACATCCGTGAGGCGATGAAGCTGGCAGGATACGCAAGCACAACTAAGACTGCCGAAGTGGTGTCTGCCTTGCGTGAGGAGATTATAGAAAAAGCATCGATGGTGCTGGCGATGAATGCGCCGAAAGCAGCCTTCGGTATTGTGGGAGTGTTAGACGATCCGAGTGCAATGGGCGCACGGAACTCTGTAGCTGCAGCTCGTGAAATCCTAGACCGTACTGGTCTGGTTAAGAAGGAGCAAGTCGAGGTGAAAGGACCAGAGAACGGCCTATTCATCTTGCCCCCAAAGAAGACTGAAGATGATCTGGGAACCGAAGACTAGACCTAACCCCAACGCAAAGATTCCATATGCGTATAAGGCAAGCGAAGATGACCCTCTCATTCTTATACCTGACCCGATTATTGTGCAGGTATTGGAACAGGCGTTCACTTATCTTGAGAATGAGCATTCGCTGCGTGAAACGGCGGCTTGGGTATCTGAGCAAACGGGTAAGAAGCTATCTCACCAAGGCCTGAGTAACATCTGGCGACAGAAGACGGGTGGGAAGAGCCAGCGTCAGAAAGCGTTGGATAAGCAGCACCGCAAGCGTAAGCCTAAGACTTATGCTGAGAAAGAAGAAGCTAAGATCAAGCGTAAGATTGCGGACGCCAAGCGTGTTCGTACTATGGCTGAGAAGAAGCTGAAAGCGAGACAAAAGCCCGAAGAAGGCTTGGTGCAACCTTTCGAAGGCGTAACAGAAGGGTTAGATTTTGAGGCAGCACCTCAAGAACGTGAAGTCATATTCAAACCAAACCCCGGGCCGCAAACAGAATTTCTGGCGGCATCGGAAAGAGAAGTCCTCTATGGCGGGGCCGCAGGTGGTGGAAAATCGGCCGGACTACTTGCAGACCCGCTCCGCTACTTTGCAAACCCTAATTTCAATGGACTCCTGCTCAGACGAACCAATGACGAACTCCGTGAATTGGTATGGGCGAGTCAAGAGTTATATCCGAAAGCGTACCCGGGAGCGAAATGGGCGGAGAAGAAGAGCCAATGGACGTTCCCTTCGGGAGCTAGATTATGGATGACGTACCTTGAACGTCCCGAGGATGTTCTACGTTACCAAGGTCAGGCGTTTAGTTGGATAGGCTTTGACGAGCTAACTCAACACCCCACCAGTTTTGCTTGGGACTACATGCGCTCTCGATTGCGTACTACGGACCCTGATCTGCCTATCTTTATGAGGGCAACAACCAACCCCGGCGGGCCGGGACATCAGTGGGTCAAGAAGATGTTCATTGATCCCGCTCCCGCCAACCACAAGTTTGTGGCTAAAGATCCTGAATCGGGCGATGACCTAGTATACCCCGAGACGCACGATAAAGCAGGGCAGCCACTCTTTTACCGCAGGTTCATACCAGCCAGCCTATACGATAACCCTTATCTGACAGACGACGGTTCCTACGAAGCCAACCTTTTGTCTTTGCCAGAGAACCAGAGGCGACAACTACTAGAGGGTGACTGGGCGATTGCAGACGGTGCAGCCTTCCCAGAGTTCAGACAGGCGGTACATGTATGCGAACCGTTCCATATCCCAGACGACTGGCGGCGGTTTAGATCCTGCGACTACGGTTATAGTTCACACAGTGCGGTACACTGGTTTGCTATTGACCCTTCCTACGAAACACTCTATTGTTACCGTGAACTGTATGTAAGTAAGCACACTGGTAGGGATTTAGCTAAGGCTATACTTAGTGCTGAACAAGGTGATAAAATACAGTATGGCATTCTCGATAGCTCGTGTTGGCACAATCGAGGACAAATAGGACCAAGCATTGCAGAAGAGATGATAGCAGAAGGTTGCCGCTGGCGACCATCAGATCGATCTGCAGGAGCTAGGATCGCTGGAAAGAACAGGTTCCACGAACTGTTGAAAGTGAATGAAGACACGGAACTGCCCGGCATAATCTTCTTTAACCACTGCCGACAGATCATATCAGATTTACCTGTCATTCCATCCGATCCTAAAGGTACAGATGACATCGACCCACGGTATGCATCTGACCACGCCTATGACTCGGTTCGCTACGGGATTATGTCCCGACCACGAGCATTTAGCCCATTTGATTTTAGCGACAAACCTATCAACAAATGGCAACCCTCTGACTCAGTATTTGGATACTAAATATGGCTTTGATGTCCCGCCCAGAAGATCTATCCCCAGACACTCCCACGGAGACTACAAACGTAGTCGCACTGGAAGAAGACGGTGGTGTAGAACAGGAGAACCTAGAGTTCTCAGGATTAGTTGCTTATGTGCGTGAACGCTACGAGCGTTCTAAGACACGACGTGAACCCGACGAAGATCGATGGCTGATGGCTTACCGTAACTACCGAGGTATATACGGGCCAGAGGTACAGTTCACAGATACCGAGAAGTCCAAGGCATTTATCAAACTAACGAAGACCAAAGTACTTGCCGCTTACGCACAAGTTACGGATGTCTTGTTTGCAGGATCTAAGTTCCCTATTGGCATCGAGGCGTCCCGTAATCCTGAAGGTGCGGAGAAGGCTATTCACTTTGAAGCACAGGAACAGATGGGGCCAGATGGTAAGACACCACTGCGCCCTATTACAGCTCGTCCCGAGTTGCTCGATAAGGCAGGACCATACAAAGACAAACTAGAGCCAGTACAAGACGCTCTACAGTCAGGGCCGGGTGCCGTGCCTACGGCAGCTACATACGAGCCAGCCAAGAAGTCTGCACAGCTTATGGAAGGTCTGATCCACGATCAGCTTGAAGAGTCGGACGCAGATAAACATCTGCGGTCTGTCGCATTTGAGTGTGCCTTGTTTGGTACAGGCATTCTGAAGGGGCCGTTTGCTTACGACAAAGAATACCCACGTTGGAATGCAGACGGTGAATACGAGCCTACATTCAGAACCATTCCAAAAGTAGAATCTGTATCGATCTGGAACCTGTATCCTGATCCCGATGCTCGTAGTATGCACGATGCAGAATACATTGTTCAGCGTCACCGTATGAGCCGCACACAGATGCGTGGCTTAAAGCATCGCCCATTCTTCCGTGAGGAAAGCATTGAACTGGCGATTGAGTACGGCGCAGACTACACACAGCAATACTGGGAAGAAGTCCTAGAGGATAACAACACGCAGACAGATATCGAACGCTATGAAGTGTTGGAATACTGGGGTGTGATCGATCAGGAAACAGCGGAAGCTGCCGAGCTAGATATCCCAGATGAACTAAAGGATAATGACGAGATCCACGTAAACGCATGGGTCTGTAATGGTCAGATCCTACGTTTGGTTATGAACCCATTCACACCTACACGCATTCCATACTCAGCGGTACCATACGAACTAAATCCATACGGTTTCTTCGGTATCGG